ATCACCGCACAGACTGGATGGTCTACTTTTCCGGATAATGGTTTGCAAATCTCTATTACCCCAAAGTTTTCAAACAGCAAAGTATTGCTGATGGCAAACGTTACTTTGGGGGGAACAGGTTCAAACAACGCAGCATTTAGGTTCATAAAAGACGGAAACCCAATAGGTGTCGGTAATGCTGTTGGTTCACGGGCTAGGGTTACTGCTTTTAGCGGCTGGTCTAACGCAGTAGACCCTAACCACGTTTCAAGAACAGTTTCTGCAACTTTCTTAGACAGCCCCGCAACTACTTCTCCAATTGTTTACAACATTCAGGGAGTAACGGAGTCTGCAAGTTTGTTGTGGAATAGGTCGTCAGGTTACGCAGATAATACGTCTATTTACAACGGTACAGCCGTATCAACTTTTACAATTATGGAAATCGCACAGTAAGGAAAATGATGAATAGAACATATGGACTACCAGACGCAATTCAGACACTGGTTCCGGGAGCGCAATGGGTGCTTACTGGCGAGGATTACTCTGGTCTTGAGTGGCTTAGTGAAGAGATTGAAAAACCTACGGAAGAAGCCCTTATTGAAGAGGTAGCCCGACTACAGGCTGCCTACGATGCACTTGACTATCAACGACTCCGTGCACCAGAGTACCCGCCGATGGCTGACTATCTGGACGGCATTGTAAAGGGCGACCAGCAACAGGTTGATGACTACATTGCCACTTGTCTAGCGGTAAAAGAGAAGTATCCCAAACCTGCGGAGACTGAGTAATGGCATACGATTTTCCCAGTAGCCCCACTAACGGGCAGAAGTCAAACGGCTATTACTACGACAGCGCAACTGGGGCTTGGCTTAGTGAGAAAAGAATCGGTGTCCCAACAGGCGTAACAATGGCGTTTGCTGGTGCAACTGCTCCAGAAGGTTTTCTAATTTGTGACGGCTCAAGCAAACTTAGAGCAGACTACCCAGCACTATTTGAAGTTCTTGGTGGAGCTAGTTCCCCTTATGGGTTGCCGTCTGGCACAACGTTTAATGTCCCCGACCTGCAAACTCGAATCCCAGTTGGAAAGAACACTACTGGCACCTTTGCCACTCTTGGCTCAACTGGTGGTGCAGAATCCGTAGTCCTGACAGGTGCTCAGTCTGGTCTTCCTGTCCATAATCACGGCATTACTGACCCCGGTCACAACCACACGCAGAACCCTCACAACCACACCCAGTCTGCTCACGACCACAGCGTCCCAAACGTTGCAAACCCAGCCGGTGGTGGCGGAGCCGTTTTTGAGTCTTGGGGCGGCGGCACAGGCGGGCGCACACATATAACTAGTGCTGCAACACCGGCAATCCAAAACCAGACTGCAACAAACATTGCGGCTACTACTGGAATTTCAACCATCAACACGACTGCAGCAAATGCTTCAGAGGGGCACAACAATCTTCAGCCTTACATCACCATGAACTACATCATTAAGTACTGACACCCCAGCACGAGCTGTGATTAGGTTATAGGCAATAAGTCCCCCTATAAACAGGCAAAATAGAAGTAAAGACTTTTAGGAGATACTGTGGTCGTTTACTATCCGGGTGCGATTCCTACTTTTGGAGCCCCTCGAATTGACGGCACCAGCGTAGTTGTTGCCGTCGACGTCAACGCTTTGTATGACGAAGTAGTGCAAATCGCTTCTACTTTGGACACTAACCCACAGACACGCGCATCCGCGTGGTCCCTGTCCGACACTTTTGATACAACAACTAATAAGACCACCGTTCGCGAGCGTATTACTAACGTTGAAAACGGAACGTATATTGTCTACAGCGACTACGTTAAAAAAAGCGGTGGCACCATTATCCTCCCTACTGTTGGGGGCTCTCCCGCCACAAACGTGGTAAACCTTACACTCACCGCACAGTCATCTCAAACGGCAAACCTTCTTGAAGTAAAGGTAGGCGGAGTTGTTAAGACTTCTGTAGACTCCGTAGGAAGACTTCGCACTACAACTATTGATGGCGGAACCGCCTAAGGAGTAACTTACCGTGCCAAGATATGGAACGCGGTTATATGCCGACGCAACATTTATATACGGAGCTGGTGGTCTTGCGTCACTTAACGTTGCTCCGTTTACAGCAACAGCAGTTGACTACACTGAGGTTGACCTTTCTTGGTTGAGCCCTGTTGGCGCATACAGCCGTATGAGGCTTGTGCGCAACCAGATTGGCGTTCCAGACACTTCTGAAGACGGCGTTATTCTTATAGATGAGCAAGTAGCTCAGACAACCCGTGCGCCAAGATACTTTACCGATTCCGTAAGTACCGCAACAGACCCTACAACCTACGTGCCCCTAACCCCGGGAAAATTTACTTACTACTCTATTTGGCTGTTTTTAATTAGCGACCAAGAGTGGTTTCAGGTTGGGGATGTTACGGTCCTTATTGCCGGAAAACATGAAACTCAGCTTTCTGCCGTAGAAGGTTCTGGCGTAATGCTGGGGCGCACCAGAAACACGCACGAAAAGCTCATGGACCTTTTGCCCCGTGTATTTACTTCTGACTCCAACGGAACTTTAGATGAGGTAGACCCAAACTCTGACCTGTCAAACTTTCTTTATGGATTTTCATACACGATAGATGAGGTTTTGACTTACATTGACCTGTTGCAACCTAGGCATGATGCGTCAAACTATTCTCCCGAGCTTCTGTCTGTTAAGGCGTACGAACTAGACGCCTTAGTTCAGAACCGACCTTCGACGCGGTATCTTCGCCGATTAGTTCGTGAAGCTCAGTACATCTATAGCCACAAAGGGACCGCCTCCGGTCTGTCAACTTACCTAGAAGCATTGACAGGGTACAACGCAACCGTAGCTACTTCTCCCAACCTTTTCCTGTCCAATCAAGACAGTACTTTTCGAGACTGGTCATCGTATAGCCAGTCAGTAGCGTCAAACACGGCAAACATAACGGGGGCGTCTAGCAACGGTACGTATGCAACTTACACGGCTCCTAACCAGTTTCTGTTAGGGCAGGTGGTAACTGTCACGGGTGTTACCCCAAGTTCATACAACAGTTCCTCGGCGGTAATTGTGCGGCGTACTAACTCGCAATTTACTCTTGAGACAACAGTCCCTAACGGTACCGCATGGTCGTCTGGGGGTACCGCACAAGTCTTTGAGAATAGTACTCATAGTTTCTGGAGAGTACTGGGTGCGGGAACCCTGACCGCAGACAACACTACGCTCCCCACGACCTCAGAACCAAACAGTGTTGACACTCAGTTTGTTGGCAAACTTGTTACTTCATCCGCCGATGTAAGCCTAAACATTGGCAACGAAAACCCCGTAACTCAAGGCATCCCCGTAATAACGGGAAATCCTTACACGCTCAGTTTTTACCACAAAACGGCTGCGACCTCGACGGTAACTTACAGCCTTAAATGGTACGACCGTTCAGGTGTATTTATCTCTACAGGAACCGGTACTTTTTCCGCTAGCTCAACGTGGACTAAGCAGTCCATGTCAGCCACCGCTCCAGCCGGAGCTGTTTATCTTGGCATTACTCTTTCGTTCAGTGCTGCCGGAACGTACTACCTTGACCTATTCCAAGTGTCTCGTCAGTTTGCAATTACAGCGGCTACCGGGGATGGGGCTACCGTCACTTACACTTGCAGTAACTCCGTAACAACGGTAACTTCCAACGGCAGCGTTGTTACTCCCGCCTTGTCGGTGGGAGACCGTGTAAGCGTTACGGGCTTGGGGACCGGGTCCGGAACTTCGCTAAATCTTGCAGATGTAATAGTAACCTCGGCAACTACGTCTCAATTTACCGTTAGAAACACCACGGTAGGAGTTGCCTCTGGTACGGGTGCTGTAAACCACAACTACTACGAAGCCCGCGGTGCTATTGCTCGACTAGCCCCAACTAAAGAGAACCTTATCTACAACCCCTCCTTTGAAGGCGCAGATGCCGTAGCTGCCCTTACCTCGTGGACTGTTGGGCAAAGCGTCACTAAAACTAAAGTGACTATTGGCGCTAACACCCCCGGACCGAGCGCTACGGACGCTGGTCTTGCTTACGTCACCATGGGGCGTTACGTGGGTGACAACACCCTAACCGCGGAGATTGACGAAAAAGACGTTTCTATTGGACAGTTTTACACGTTTTCCATGTATGCAAAGTCCTCCGGACTTGGTACGGCAACAATGACGATTGCCGCACCGGGAGTTGTGACCTGTGCAGCACATGGGCTAACCACAGGAGATGTTGTTTACTTTACGACCACAGGGGCACTACCGACGGGCGTAACTACAGCCGGACGTTACTATGCGATTGTTGTTACTAGCAGCACCTTCAGGTTAGCAACTTCGGCAGCAAACGCGACCGCGGGAACAGCTATTACGACCGCGGGAACTCAATCCGGAGTACACACTGTTTATTCTGCCGAAGCGGCAAACGTCGCAATGAGCCTTACAGCCACCTCTACGGGTAGTATCTCAGGCGCTGTCGGCAACGGCACTTCTGTTACCTATACCTCTAGCGGAAGGGTGTACGTAGGCGACAAGGTGACTGTCTCGGGGATGACGCCTTCAGGCTACAACTCCGCTGAAACTACCGTTATAGCCGCAACGGCAACCACGTTTACTATTGCAGGCAGTCACACGGGAGCATTTAGCTCGGGGGGTGCCTACACGCTTCGTGCGCAGGCAGACCGCCAGTACCGGAACAGCACGACTATCTCAAACGTACAGGCAGCTGGTGGAGTAGTGACGTACACCATTGACCCCGCTCCTTTTGGCGTACCTCCCATTGGCGCTTCTGTTGTAGTCTCTTCGGTTACGCCCAGTGGGTACAACTTAGACGGAGTAGCTACGCCGGTACTATCGACAACAGGCAACAGCTTTAGTGTTCTTGCAACTGCTACAGGAACTTACGTGAGCGGAGGAACCGTTACGTGGGCAGCCGCTCCGCGACTAACCTCGGAGTGGTATCGTTTTCAGGTCAGCCTGTACTTGCCAACAAACTTTACCAACCTTACGCTGACTCCTGTCTTTACGTTTGACAACACAGAACTTGTTAGTGTCGACCTTGCCCAGCTTGAGCCGCGGTTCTCCGCTAGCGATTACTTTGACGGCTCCTATGCAGACGCCAACTGGAAGTACGGGACTGCAAACAACTCGCCTTCGCACCTGTACCAAAATGAACAAAAGAAACTTCCCCAAGTAATCACCAACATAGAAAGTGTCCTTCCGTCAAATACGGCGTACCAAGTAGAGCTTGTATCGGGTATCGCGGAACTCCTAAGCGGACAAAAACTAAAAGGGTTTACCTCGTAGAATAGTCCTATGGAACTATTACTGAACATCATCATCTCTGGAATGGCTGTTGGATTTACAACAGAAGCTATCGGAACTTTGCTCGAGAGATTTACTGCGTTTCCTTCGCCTACTATAAAGGGTATTTTATCGGCACCTCTTGCCGCCCTATTCTGTTGGATTCTTGGCGTATCCGATTGGTCGTTGCTTGTCGCGTCATTGGCTGCCGGATTTATTTCGCTTATTATTATGCGTTGGATAAATCGTCCGGTTCAAATTCAGCAGGTCATGTCACGCAGACTGACATAGTCGTGATAGGCTCTGCACGCTATGAGCCTTCCACCTGAGTTTTTTTCAACCGAGCTATCTCCCGCAGAGTTTAAGACGGTCGTTTCGTTGTACCATCTTGCGGACGCCCAAGCCCAAGTTAAGGTCACCACAGACGAGCTGTCGGTGCTCACCGGGTACAGTACGGAGAGCCTTCGTCGCGCATTCCGCGGTCTTGAAGAGGCGGGTCTGCTCGAGACCATACGGACAAAACGCAACCTTGGGAAGTGGTCCAAGAACGTCTATCAACTCGTTTTACCATCCCACAGCCTTGTGGAATCGGAGCCGGAGCCATCCCACAGGGTTGTGGGGTCAACAGCTGACTATATGCCTAGTGATACTATGACTACTATGACTACTGGTAGTCAGGTAAGTAATACAAGAAATACTTCGTATTTCTTGGTACGCGCCGCTGGCGCGTCCGGAGAGGAGATTGTGGTTTCACGCTGGAATGAGGACGACGACGGTATTGCCGGAGTCGGTCTGTTTGAAGATGAGATGGATGGCGGTCAGCCCAAGCCCAAGGTCGATAAGCGTAAATCGAGTACTCGCAATCTTCGACCGGAGTCGGAGTGGACAACCAATGACGTTGCAGCAGAGTTCTCACAGCAACTCGGCAAGCGCTTCCCGTATACGCCGGGGCTAGTAAACACCACCGCCATTCGTGGTGCGCTATCGAACTACCGTCGCCAGTACGGGACGTCCCCCGAAGTTGAGCTCCAGCTCATGCGCCTCTTCTTCGACGACGACCGTAACCTGAAGAACGCTGACTCCGAGGCGCACCGCATCCACGGTCGGTACCTCAACATGTTTAAAACCCACCTCAGCAAGGCGTACGAGATGCTCGGTCTCGAGCCCAACCAACGGCTCACAGGTCTTGCCTCCGGCGTGTCACCAACAGCATCCCCTCTGGACGAGTATGTTTATGCTTCTGACGGACGAAAGTTTGACAAGTCAATCGCGGGACGAAGCGCACTCAAGCGCTATGAGCAGAAATTGGAAAATGCACTCACTACAGACGCTGGCACCGCTTAAGCGCCACTGGTTACTCCGCAACTCAAACATCCCTGTCCGGTATCACGGTCGTGATTACGCAGACATTGTTGACCACATGGGAAGCCCAATTAAGCCGGACCTTACTGATTGGCTTGGAGAACTTTTGGCGGGGGACATCATCAAAAAGCCCGGAAACCTCAACACCACAGGCGTTGGTGTTTTGTTTGACGGAAAGCCGGGAGTTGGAAAGACTACCCATGCAGTAAGTACCCTCAGCGAATTCATTTACCGGCTCCCTGATGATGACACA